TTATCACCAATCTGATCCGCACTGGTGTAGTCACCGAAGTGGACCGGGAACACTGGCTTTGTCGGGTGAAAACGGGCGACCTTGAAACCAACTGGATTAACTGGCTGACGCTGCGCGCGGGTAATGCCCGCACATGGTGGAAACCATCGGAAGGTGAGCAGGTGGTGCTACTGAGTCTGGGCGGCAATCTGGAAACTGCCTTTGCGCTGCCCGCTGTCTATTCGAATCAGTTCGCACCACCGTCGACGTCGGCAGACGCCTGCGTGACAGAACATCCTGACGGTGGCTGGTTTGAATACGAACCCGCCACCGGGCGCTGGTATGTCAGGGGCATCAAATCAATGGTCATTGAGGCCGCTGACAACATCACCATGAAAACCAGTGAGTTTGTACTGGAGGCTGACCGCACGCGCATTAACAGCGAAGTGGTGATCAATGGTGGCGTTACCCAGGGCGGCGGAGCGATGAGTTCTAACGGGATCGTGGTTGATGCGCATCAGCATACTGGCGTCCTGAAAGGCGGCGATACAACCGGAGGCCCGGTATGACGCTTTATAGCGGGATGAACAATACCAGCGGCAAAGTCATTACTGATATTGACCATCTGCGCCAGTCGGTGCGGGACATTCTGCTGACGCCGCAGGGTAGCCGCATTGCTCGTCGTGAATATGGTTCCCTGCTGTCGTCGCTAATAGACCAGCCACAAAATCCGGCATTACGCCTGCAGGTCATGTCGGCAGTGTATGTGGCGCTGAGTCGCTGGGAGCCACGGCTGACGCTGGATTCCATCACCATCAACAGCCATTTTGACGGTTCAATGGTGGTGGAGCTGACCGGGCGGCGTAATAACGGTGTACCTGTTTCCCTTTCCGTATCAACAGGAGCAGAGAATGGCAGTGATTGACCTTTCGCAGTTGCCTGCGCCGCAGATTGTGGATGTGCCGGACTTTGATACGTTGCTTGCCGAACGCAAGGCAGAATTTGTGGCGCTTCATCCGAAAGATGAGCAGGAAGCAGTGAGCCGCACACTGGAACTGGAATCTGAACCCGTCACCAAATTGTTGCAGGAGAACGCTTATCGTGAGTTGCTTCTGCGCCAGCGCATTAACGAAGCCGCGCAGGCGGTGATGGCGGCTTATGCCATAGGGAGCGATCTGGACCAGCTCGCTGCCAATTACAACGTGAAACGCCTGACGGTGACGCCTGCTGATAATGACGCTGTGCCGCCCGTCGCGGCTGTGATGGAAAGTGATGAAGCGTTACGCCTGCGTGTGCCTGCGGCTTTTGAAGGGCTTTCGGTTGCGGGGCCAACTGCCGCTTATGAATTTCATGCCCGAAGCGCCGACGGTCGGGTGGCGGATGCCAGTGCAACCAGTCCGGCACCTGCAGAGGTGGTGCTGACTGTCCTGAGCCGCGAAGGCGATGGAACAGCAGAAAAAGACCTGCTGGACGTGGTGGAAAAAGCTCTGAACAGTGAGAACGTCCGCCCGGTGGCTGACCGTCTTACGGTTCGCAGCGCAGAAATCATCCCGTACCGGGTGGAAGCCACTATTTTTCTCTATCCGGGACCGGAAGCAGAGCCGGTAATGGCAGCGGCAAAAGCCAGCCTGCAGAAGTACATCGCCAGTCAGACGCGTCTTGGTCGGGATATTCGCCGTAGCGCCATCTTTGCCGCCCTGCATGTTGAGGGTGTGCAGCGTGTGGAGCTGGCTTCTCCTCTGGCGGATATGGTCCTGAACAAAACACAGGCGGCATCATGTACGCAGTGGAGCGTAACCAACGGAGGAACGGATGAATAGTCTGCTGCCACCGGGTTCAACACCACTGGAGCGCCGATTGGCGCAAACCTGCAGCGGGATTTCTGATCTGCAGGTGCCGCTTCGTGACTTGTGGAATCCGGCAACCTGTCCGGTCAGTTTCCTGCCTTATCTCGCCTGGGCGTTCTCTGTGGATCGCTGGGACGAGGGCTGGACAGAAAGCGTCAAGCGCCAGGTGGTGAAGGATGCTTTTTATATTCATCAGCATAAAGGGACCACCAGTGCCGTGCGGCGGGTGGTGGAGCCGTTCGGCTTTTTGATCCACATTATTGAGTGGTGGCAGACCGGAGAGGCACCGGGCACGTTTCGCCTGGATATCGGCGTGCAGGACCAGGGCATCACTGAAGATACCTATCTGGAACTTGAGCGACTGATAAGCGATGCCAAACCATGTAGCCGCCACATGATCGGCATGTCCATCAATCTGCAGACCAGCGGCCCGCATTGGGTGGGAGCCGCCAGCTATCTTGGCGAAGAAATCACGATCTATCCGTATATCAACGAAACGATTATTTCCGGTGGCACCGCGCATGAAGGCGGGGCGGTCCATGTTATTGACACAATGAGAGTGAATCCATGAGCACAAAATTTTATACCCTGCTGACGGATATTGGCGCGGCAAAACTTGCCAGCGCCGCCGCGCTCGGTGTGCCGCTAAAAATTACCCATATGGCGGTGGGCGATGGCGGCGGAGTATTGCCAACGCCGGACGCAAAGCAGACGGCACTGGTAAATGAGAAACGCCGGGCTGCGCTGAATATGCTTTATATCGACCCGCAGAACAGTAGCCAGATTATTGCTGAACAGGTGATCCCTGAAAACGAGGGCGGTTGGTGGATACGTGAAGTGGGCCTGTTTGATGAGTCCGGGGCATTGATTGCCGTGGGAAACTGCCCGGAAAGCTATAAGCCGCAACTGGCTGAAGGCAGCGGGCGTACCCAGACCGTGCGCATGGTGCTGATTACCAGCAGCACGGACAATATCACCCTGAAAATCGACCCTGCCGTAGTGCTGGCAACCCGCAAGTATGTGGATGATAAGGTACTGGAGCTGAAGGTGTACGTGGATGACCTGATGGCAAAACATCTTGCCGCACCGGACCCGCATTCACAGTATGCACAGAAAGAAAGTCCTACGTTTACCGGGACACCCAAAGCGCCAACGCCAGCGGCGGGGAATAACACCACGCAGGTTGCGACCACCGCGTTTGTTCAGGCTGCACTGACGGCTATTATTAATGGTGCGCCAGCCACGCTGGACACGCTGAAAGAAATAGCCGTAGCCATTAACAATGATCCGAAATTCAGTACCACCATTAATAATGCGCTGGCACTGAAAGCGCCGCTGTTGAGTCCGGCACTCACCGGAACGCCAACAGCCCCCACGGCGGCGCAGTCGGTCAACAATACACAGATTGCCACTACGGCTTTTGTGAAATCGGCGATTGCGGCAATGGTGGGTTCTGCACCTGCGGCACTGGATACACTGAACGAACTGGCGGCGGCGCTGGGGAATGACCCGAACTTTGCCACGACAATGCTTAATGCACTGGCAGGTAAACAACCGCTGGACAATACGCTGACTAATTTGAGTGGAAAGGATGTAGCGGGTCTTCTCGCATACCTTGGTTTGGGAGAAGGTTCGGCATTACCCGTTGGTGTGCCTGTTCCGTGGCCTTCCGCCACTCCGCCAACAGGCTGGCTGAAATGCAATGGTGCGGCTTTTTCTGCTGAAGAATACCCGGAACTGGCAAAGGTTTACCCGACAAATAAATTGCCTGATTTACGCGGTGAATTTATTCGTGGCTGGGATGACGGACGTGGAGTGGATGCCGGGCGACAATTATTATCTTCACAGGGGGATGCAATAAGAAATATTGAGGGATTCGCAGATGGCGGGATCGGTATGTCTTTTGATGCAATCAGAGGGGCTTTTTATGATGCAGGAACACGATCTGCGAGAATGCCGAATAACACAACTGATATAGGCAAAACCGATGACCTTGGATTCGACGCCTCTCGTGTCGTGCCAACAGCTAATGAAAACCGTCCACGTAACATCGCCTTTAATTATATTGTGAGGGCTGCATAATGAAACCTGTTTTTGATGAAAATGGGCTGGCTACAGTGCCGGGTGATATGCGTTGTTATTATTATGATGCAGTAACGTCTGAATATACGGGCTGGTCTGATGAATATATTAATACTGGCGTAAGTATGCCCGCTTGTTCCACTGGTATTGACCCGGGCGAATACATTCCGGGAAGAGTGGCAGTATTTACGGGTAAGGGATGGAGCCATGAAGAAGACCATCGCAATGAGACCGTTTACTCAACTGAAAATGGCGCAGCTGTTACAGTGGATTATATCGGTGCCATCAAAGACGGTTATGTCACGCTTTCACCGTTAACGCCATACGATAAATGGGATGGTGAGAAATGGGTGACGGATACCGAGGCACAGCATAGCGCCGCAGTAGAAGCTGCAGAAGCACAGCGCCAGTCGCTGATTGATGCTGCAATGGCTTCCATCAGTCTGATTCAACTGAAATTACAGGCCGGGCGGAAGCTGACGCAGCCAGAAAACACCCGACTTAACGCTGTGCTGGATTATATTGACGCGGTAACGGCAACAGATACCAGCACAGCGCCGGACGTCATCTGGCCTGAACTGCCGGAGGCGTAGGCCATTCAATATCTGGCGCACCGGAAGTATCGACCAGTTCCAGTGCGTCCAGATAATCCAGCCACAAATTATATTGCGCCAGTTCCTCACCTTTCAGGCGACCAATCGCCGCTTTACCAGGCCATTGCTTACTGTTTATGTATTCGTTGACCTGATTAATCAATTGCTGCTTTTCCAGTTCGGCTGCGGCAATTTGTTCCTCATGAGTTGGCGGTGGAATATCAATCCATGCAGGCATTCCGTCGATGACACCTCTGTATTTTCCTTCTGGTGCTTCCTTCATAAATTCGGCGGCAACAGTGTCGTCAATTTCGATTCCATCATCGGGCCATTCGCCGGATTCCTGATAAGCGATTTTAAGCTCCACAGGGAAAAACGCATTTTTATCGGCGCTGAAAATATATTTCTGCATTTCTACCGTCCTATCGAAATATAACTGAATCTGTATTGCTGTGAGATATCACTGGTTGCCACACGCCACGCTGAATTACTGATATGTTCAAAATTTACAGACAAAACCTGCGGAGCTATCCGGTATCTGATTATCTCCTGTGCCCACATTCCGTTTTGCCTTATTCTTTTTTTTTTGGTATGCGAGAAGACCCGCTACATCCTTTCCACTCAAATTAGTCAGCGTATTGTC